GGTGGTGGTGTTGGTGGTCATTGGTCGAGTGTCCGTAGCGTGTCTGATAAGGCGCCTGGCCCCATTCCTTTCCTAAGTACGGTAGATGCGGATATGACTGCATACCGTCAAGGAAAGACGCGCAAGGGGTCTTACGCCGCATATATCGATATAGACCATCCTGATATTGTGGAGTTCATTAATTTAAGGATTCCTACAGGAGATGTTAATCGGAAATGTTTGAATTTACATCACGCAGTAAATCTCACTGACGAATTTATGTGTGCAGTTAAAAACAACAAAGATTGGGATTTAAAAGACCCAAGCGATACAGAACCTAGAGAAACTGTTAAGGCAAGAAAGTTGTGGGAACAGTTATTGGAGACTAGATATAGGACAGGGGAACCGTATCTGAACTTTATTGATACTGCAAATGACGCACTCCCCCAACAACATAAAGATTTGGGTCTCAAAATTTGGGGTTCTAATCTGTGTAATGAAATCCATCTTCCCACAAATGAAGAACGGACTGCTGTCTGCTGTCTGTCTTCGCTGAATGTTGAGAAATATGATGAATGGAAAGATACTAATCTAGTTCGTGATATGATAAGATTTCTGGATAATGTTTTGCAGTTCTTTATTGATAATGCTGGAGATGAAATCTCTAGGGCTCGATACTCTGCAACTCAATCCAGAGATTTAGGTTTGGGTGCAATGGGTCTTCATTCGTACTTCCATAGGAAAAGGATTGCATTCGATTCTCAAGAGGCATTAGATGCGGATACGGAAATCTTTTCGTTAATTAAACGTGAAGCACTGAAAGAAACTCATGCTATGGGGTTGGAACGTGGAGAATGCCCAGACATGAAAGGAACTGGTAAGAGGAATAGTCACTTATTAGCGATTGCACCAAATGCGAACAGTTCAATTATAGTCTCTACTTCACCATCTATAGAACCTTTAAAGGCGAATGCGTATACGCACAGAACAAGGGCTGGTTCTCATTTGGTAAAGAATAGATACGTCGAAGAAGAGTTGATAAATGCTGGACAAAACACTGATGATATATGGAGTTCTATAATCACAAGTGGTGGTTCGGTTCAGCATCTGGATTTTCTGAGTGACCATTTAAAGAATGTTTTTAAGACCGCAATAGAGATTGACCAATCTCATGTAATTAAACTTGCCGGAAATAGACAAAAATATTTGTGTCAAGGACAATCTCTTAATGTATTCTTCCCTGCTGGTGCATCAAAGGACTATTTGCATAAGATACATTTTGATGCATGGAGACTTGGAGTCAAGGGATTGTATTATTTACGGACAGAGGCATCGAACAAGGCAGAAAATGTTTCTGAGAAAGTAGAAAGGGTGGCACTGCAAGATTATCAGGCAGAACCACAGATGGAATTTAAACTAGACATCACCCCACAAGACAGTCAGGACGAATGTGTGTCCTGTCAGGGGTAAATTGCAAAGGAGAACAACGAATGTCCGTTGGACAAACGCATGGGGGTAAAGGTTCCGCAACCCGACCCACAAACAAAGAAAAGTATGAAAAGAATTATGATGCTATCTTTGGAAAGAACAAAAAGAAGGAAGATAATAAATTGGAACGCACATCAATGCATAGTAATAGTTACTCAGAAGGAAACAAGAAATGAAGGTTGTAATGTATTCGAAAAGTGGATGTGGTTACTGCGAAATGGCGAGCAAATGGTTTGAAGAACACGCAGTTCGATACACTGAAGTTAAGATGGACGATGAAGAAACTAGACTTGCATTCTATCAAAAGATTAATGGTACTCAAGAGAGTATTGGCGACCCGACAGGTGTACGCAGGGTAAATTCTATGCCCCAGATTATGATTGATGATAAACACATTGGTGGTTATGATGAGTTGATGGCTGCTGGGGATACGATTTTAAAGAAACTTTCGGGTGGGCTTCTGAAGTCATCAAAAACGTATAAGCCCTTTTACTATCCTTGGGCGGTAGAACTTACCGTCAAACACGAAAAGGCGCATTGGATTGAAGATGAAATTGATTTGTCCGAAGATGTGTCAGATTGGAAAACTGGTAAAGTCCTTGACAGTGAACGCGAGTACATAACTAACATCCTGCGGTTATTTACTCAATCGGACGTAGAAGTCGGAAAAAACTATTATGAGAATTTTGTTCCTAAATTTAAGAATAATGAAGTCCGTAATATGTTGGGTTCATTCGCATGTCGTGAAGCTATCCACCAGAGGGCGTATGCCCTGCTAAACGAGACTCTAGGATTGCCTGATAGTGAGTACCATGCCTTCCTAGAGTACTCCGAAATGACCGATAAAGTGGATTTTATGACGGATTCCGACCCATCCACGATGCGTGGTCTTGGTCTTGCAATTGCAAAGTCCGTATTCAATGAGGGTGTTGCATTATTTGCGTCATTTGTGATGCTACTGAACTTCCAACGGTTTGGAAAAATGAAGGGTATGGGTAAAGTCGTAGAATGGTCTATTCGTGATGAGTCTATGCATGTGGAAGGTATGTCTAAATTGTTTAGACAGTTTTGTGCAGAACATCCACGAATTATCGATGATGAATTTAAAAAAGAAATCTACGAAATGTCGCGTCTGTCTGTAGAACTTGAAGATAAGTTTATTGACCTTGCATATGGTATCGGTGATGTCGAAGGCCTGAGTTCTGTTGAGGTGAAAAAATATATCAAATATATCACCGACAGAAGATTACTTCAGTTGGGTCTGAAACCAGAATTCAAAGTCAAGGAAAATCCTCTTCCTTGGTTGGAGTGGGTTCTGAACGGCGCCGACCACACAAACTTCTTTGAAAATCGTGTAACCGAATATGAGGTTGCTGGACTGAAGGGCGATTGGACTGCTGCCTATGACGATGTTCCTAGTGGTGAATCTTTAAAACTCTGCTAGCCGCAGCTATGAGATGACTAAGATTCTAAATACTTTTCAGTGGTGTAATAGGAGAAACTCAGTATGCCAGATATAGAAAAAACTCTATGTAATTATTGTGGGTCGCAGTTCTTAGTCATCTTTGAAGAAGAGGAAGAGGAATTGAAGTTTTGTCCCTCATGTGGTGAAGACATCGACAACTATATAGATCATGATGATGAGGATGGTCTATGGAACGAGAGAGAGTTGGACGGCGAAGTATAGCCGGAATTGATTACAGTTTAACATCGCCAGCTGTATG